CAATATGCGTCCCTGCAAGCCAGGTGAAACGCATAATCCTAACGGTCGCCCGAAAAAAGAGAAGTGCTTTTCAGATATTGCCCGTACCCTGCTCGGCGCTAAAAAGATTGACATTGAATACACCTATCCGAAGGACGGCAAGAACTTCACTCGAAAGATGCACGTTGAATCTGATAAGCCGATGTACCATAGTCTTGTCGCCGCGTTGATTCGGGAAGGCATGGACGGCAACGTGCAGGCCATCAAGGAGCTCATTGACCGCACGGACGGCAAGGTAACGGAGCATTTCGACCATACGACCAAGGGAAAAGAAGTCACACAAAATATATACAACATTCTTGACGCTTCACAAAAGGAAACGATTGAAGAAGTACATCGCATGGCTAATAGTATTTAGCGCGGGGCTGACAATGGGATACACGCTCACCCCGACAAAAATATATGATCGAAACTGGCAGGCTCTTTTGAACCCGGCCAAGCGTATTGCCATTAACGAAGGCGGAACGTCCTCTTCTAAAACTTTCAGTATCATTCAACTTCTCTCAGAAATAAATAATCATCGTATTGATCCTCTTTTGTCTTCTATCGTGTCGGAATCTTTTCCACATCTACAGCTTGGCGCTATTCGTGACTTTCGGAAAATAATGGGCGATAGTTTTGATGAAAACAAATGGAACGCAACAAACCATGTTTACACGTTTTCGCCAGATGTACAAATGGAATTTTTTAGCGCAGATCAACCAGGGAAGGCGCACGGACCCCGGCGCGATATTCTTTTTTGTAACGAAGTGAATAATATTCCAAAACTGATTGTCGATGCCTTGAGTATTCGGACGCGTCGTTTCGAGTTTTACGATTTTAACCCTGTTCAAACATTTTGGGTACACGAATTGCAGGACAGGTCAGATGTTGAATGGATACATAGTACGTATTTGGACGCGAAGCATTGTCTACCAAAGCAAATCATAGATAAAATCGAAGCGCGCCGCGAGACCGACCCGAACTGGTGGAGGGTATATGGCCTTGGTCTTGTCGGTAAACTGGAAGGGCTTGTACATCCGATATTTACACAGTGCGACATGATGCCGCAAAATGGTATCTGTTTTTTTGGTCTTGACTTTGGATACACCAACGATCCGTCGTGCCTGGTGCATTGTGTTATCAAGGGTGACGAACTGTATACCGACGAACTTTTTTATGAGCACGGCTTGACTAACCCTCAAATAGGAAATCGCATGGAACAGCTCGGCGTAAAGAAATATCACGATGAAATTTTCGCCGATGCCGCCGAACCAAAATCAATCGAAGAAATTTCACAATTCGGTTTTAATATCAAGCCAGCTCCGAAGGGCGCCGACTCGGTTGATGCCGGAATACAGAAATTAAACCAGTATCGACAGTTCGTAACGAAACGATCTACCAATGGGATAAAAGAATTACGCAATTATACTTTTATCCGGGATAAAAATGGCAACTTTACAAATAAGCCAATAGACGACTGGAACCATTTCTGTGACGCGCGTCGATACGCCGTCGTGGGTAAAACTTTAAGTCAAGGGTTATCTTATGCGAACTATTGACGTTCGGGTAGAATTATCTGACGACTATATTCTCCAACTGGCGGAGGAGATTAAAGATGAGCGTATCAACGATGAACGTCAAGTCAAAAAGGAAATACAGTGTCTAACCGCGTAAAAAGTTTTTCCGATCTTAAAGCGCAGGATCGTAAAGATTCGTGGATCAACATGATGACCGGTCTCGGCATGATGGCGCGAGACAAGCGCCTGCATACCAACTATATACCTAATGACAAATTAGACGAAGAAACCCTTAATGCTTTATATTGTTCGGACGGTCTTGGCCGCCGAATTATTGATGTTCTGACCGGTGATCTTACCCGAAAATGGTTTGAAGTCACGGGCGACACTGATGGAACGATGAACAAGGAAATGAAGCGATTTCGTTTACGAATAATAGAGGCGGTGAAATGGGGACTGCTACATGGTGGCTCAGTAGGTGTTATCGGAATAGAGGACGGCGGTTATTACGACGAACCGGTTGACGAAAACAATATTCAAAAAGTCACCCACTTGCATGTCTTTGACCGTTGGCGAACAGTTTGGACAACTGCCGATTTATACTCTGACCCTGCCAATCCAAAATACGCTACCCCGGAATTTTATACTATTTTTCCCATCAATCCGGCTACCACAGCAGCAGGCCCCGCGTTCGGAAGGCCAAATACCGTTACCACCACGACACAGTTCGGGCGAAAACCAATACGCTCCGGTGGGCCTTCTGACGCGGGCTATAACTCACTAACACAACTCGTTCTCGGCGGTAATGTTCCCGCCGTCGGCGCTTTCCGTGTCCACGAATCGCGGGTAATACGTTTTGATGGTACGCTTGTTCCCCTCAAGGAAAGAATCAGAAACAGATATTGGAACCATTCATATCTACAATTTTGTTTTGAGAGACTACGCGGCCTCGGCGGGGCGTTCGCAGACGTTGAACACATTATATCGGAATTTATTGTCGGTGAGTTGACAATGAATAACCTGATAAATATGATTTCGGGAAACGACGATCAAAAAGTGCTGCGACGCTTGCAGCAGCTTGACATGACACGGGCGGTACATAATACCGTACTAACCGATACGGGGGAAAAGTACGAAAAGAAAAGTTCAACCGTCACAGGTCTCAATGATCTTGTAGGAACGCTGCTCACCGGTCTTTGTATCTGTTCGGGAATACCTGAAATAAAGCTGCTTGGTAAAACCGTAACCGGACTTGGCTCTACCGGAAATACAAATTTACGTTCGTATTATGATGATGTCGCGGCAATGCAGTTATCAATCATTGAAGAACCCTGTACGAAATTGTGCCGATATATCATGCTTGCCAAACAGGGGCCGTTCAAGGGTGTTGAAATTGATAACTGGGAACTTGATTTTCCTGACCTTCTCGAAATGTCGGAACAAGAGGAAGCGGATTTGCGGTTAAAGGTCGCCCAGTCCGATGTTGCATATATCAATGCCGGTGTCCTCGCCCCTCGTGAAGAAGTAGCGGAATCGCGGTTCGGCGGCGACAGCTACTCAACCGAAACGATACTCGACAAAGGCATTGACAAAGAATTATCCACCGAAGCATTGATACAGCAGGCGGGACAAGAGGGCGGTGGGGGACAAACAGAACCGGAACCGGGCACGACCGATGTTACGGTACGGCCGAAGCAGGATTCTTCCGATGGTATTGACGTTTCGGATTGTAATTTGAAAACACTTAAAAAACTAAAACTGCCAAAAGTATTAAATGGGTTTTTAATTGTGTCGGGCAATAAACTGACCGACCATGTCGGAGCACCGGAACGTGTTAACGGCTGCTTTCAGTCTAATCATAATCCTTTAAAATCCCTGAAGGGTACACCGAAATATGTCCAGGATTTTCATTGTAATTCATGTCAATTGAAATCACTTATGGGTGCACCGATTGAGGTAGATGATTTCCATGTACACGACAATGAGTTATCTTCCTTCAAAGGCGTGCCGCAAGTCATTAAGAAAGATTTGCATTGTTACATGAATAAACTTTCCTCGTTTGAATTTCTTCCCAGCGAAATCGGCGGGGATTTATTTGCCTCGGATAATCAATTTACAAATCTTAAATTCTTTCCAAAAAAGGTTGGCGGAGACGTTGACCTACAGCATAATCCCGGTAACTTTTCAGAAAAAGAAATCCGGGAAGTATGCGAAGTGAAAGGGGAGGTAAGAATATAATGCCATTGAAAAAAGGTTCGGATGAAAAGACAATCTCCGAAAATATTGCCGAATTAATTAAGGCAGGTCATACTAAAGAACAGGCCGCCGCTATTGCTTATAAAGAGGCGGGTAAGACGGACAGTGATGACCGGGTCATGCGTTTTGATACTCGACCTATCAAAGGTAAAGTCACCAAAACATCCGAAGGGTATTTACGCGCCGATGCAGTGATAACACGGGCAGGTGTATTTCGCTATATGAACCCTGACGGAACGCCTCGGTTTGAATTTCGTTCCCCGGATGAAGTTTTTAAGAAAGATTCGATTGCGTCATTCAGCATGTTGCCATTAACGAATGGTCATCCGCCGGTGAGAAAAGTAACTGCGCAGAATGTAAAAAAATATCAGGTAGGAACACTGGGAGAAAACGCACATCGTGACGATCTTGACCTCATGTCCCCGCTTATTGTTACCGATGCCGCTGCGGTATCCGACGTGGAGGAATTAGGTAAACGTCAATTATCACTTGGGTATGAGTGTGATTTGATAAAACAGGATGGTGAATTCAACGGTGAAATATATACCCACGTCCAAAAAAATATCATGGGTAATCATTGTGCCATTGTTGATAGGGCGCGTGCTGGTGAAGGCGCCCAGTTAAAGCTCGACGAAGCGGACGCTGAGTTTGTTGAAGACGGTGGGCCTCGCGCTAATGAAAAGAATCCTCTACGAATCGATTCCATAGACAATTCACCTCTAAAAAGGAGACAGAGAATGAAGATACTGTTAAATAACATTGAGTACGACGCCGATGCTGAAGTTATCAATCGCATTGACGAACTCGAAACGCAGGTCAAGGCCGGGCAGGTTATCGTGGCAGAACGCGACACCCTGAAAATCAAAGTCGACGAAATGGCAAAAATCAATACTGCGGATTCAATCGCCGCCGCGGTAAAAAATCGCCGGGCGCTCGAAACGTCTGCCGCGAAAGTACTGCCGAAGGAAACGAAAACCGACGAAATGACCGACGAGCAGATTCGTCTCGCGGTCATCAAGGCACGGTTTCCCGAAATTAAAACGGACGGCCAGACACCGGATTATGTCAACGCCTGTTTTGACCTTGCTGTCAAAACTCCGGTCGATAAGGCGACGGCTAATGCCAAGAAAAGCGCAGCGGTTTTCAACGGTCTTGTCCTTGACGGTACGACAGAGAAGAAAGATGAAGAAAAACCCGCGGTGAGTTCCACGCAGTCACGCGAGAAAATGATTTCCACTATGGAAACGGCATATAACAATTAACAAATAAAGGAGTATCGTTATGCAGACTAATTATCATGTAAACATGGACTCGTGCTTTGCCGGGCAGATAAAATATCTGCGCGACCAAGGCATCGAGGGTCATATCGCCGATTCTACTATCTACTTTGGTAAGGGCGTTTCGGCGGGTACTGTCTCTCCAAACTCGGGTAATACCGGTTCGGCGTCGATGGGAAGTGTCAAAGTTCCCGCGACAAACTCGGATGTGTTTCGCGGTATTGCTTTACAAAAACATACCGAACAGGCGTATCCGTTCGTCGCCAATACACCCAGCGGTCACTATGTTGAAAGTGAAACGGTCGATGTCTTCCGTAGGGGCGTTGTTGTCGTTCTTGTTACCGGGACCGTCACCGTTGATGGAAGTACGGTATACTGCACAGTCGGCGCAAACGGTGGTGTTTTTACTTCCGATTCAGGTTCAAATTTGACCGTTCCGACCGGTACTTTTCGTTCGGGAAGTATCACTCTTTCAAACGGTGATACTGTTGCCGATCTTGAGATTAATCTTCCGTGATAACGTTTAACAAATAAAAAGGAGAATGAATATGTCTAAAGTTGAAAGATATGACGAAGCGGCACTTGCCTTTCAGGGGCAGTTCCTCGGAGCCATGAAAAAGTATCATCCTATCGGCAATCAGAAAAATTGCCGGTGGGATTCAGACGATGTCGCGGCCTTTGATGCAGCGATGAACTGGGACGAGGAAACACAGGCGCGGATTAACTCGACGCAACAATACGCAATGATAGTTATGCGTATTGATGCCGGTGAAGCTGCCTTTTTTGCCCGTCAATTGGAGTTTATCGAAGCAAGGACTTACGACTACAAATATCCGGAGTATAAAGTACAGCGCCTTATTCCGGTATCGACAGAAGCAGGCCCCGGTGCAAAAACGATTACTTTCCGGTCGTTCAACGTTGTCGGTCAAATGAAATTAATTTCCAATAACGCCCGTACACTTCCCCGCGTTGATCTATGGGGAACGGAAGACACCAGCCCGATAAGAAGCTGGGGTTCTTCTTATGGCTATACCGTGCAGGAAGTTCGGTCGGCGATGTATGCCAATATTCCTCTTGAACAGCGGAAAGCAAATGCGGCGCGGCTTGCATACGAACAGTTGATAAATAAGATCGGATGGCTCGCCGATGGTACGGATTCCTGGGGCGGAGTCACCGGATTGTTTTACAACACAAACGTAACACACAGTGCTTCCGCGTCACAAGTACCCTGGGTTAATTCTGACGGTACTCCGGGCGGCGCGACACCCGACCAGATTATCGCAGATGTCAATGCCGCAATTAATACTATACCGGTGTTGACAAAAGACGTTGAGCACGCCAATCAGGTTCTTATGTCTGTCGGTATGATGGCCTATATCCGAACGACCCCACGGTCGGCGATTAATGATACGACCATTTATACATTTCTTAAAAACAATCACCCGGAATGCGACTTCGAGGAAATCAACGAAGCTGCGGCGGTTTCTCCGAAACCCAGCACGCCTTCGGTTTCTTCCTCCAGCGCAAATCTGTTGATTGCGTATGCGAAAGACCCGGACCACCAGAAGCTTCATATCCCGCAGCCGTTTGAACAATTCCCGGTGCAGGAAGTCGGTCTGGAGTTTGAAGTTCCGTGTCATGCTCGTTGTGGTGGTGTAGTGGAGTATTACCCGCTTGCCACAAACATCGTGGAAGTCCCGGTAGGAAACAGTTAATTAACAAAAAGGAGATCCTCGTATGAAAAAAGTTCTTTTTATTCTATTTGCGGCATTGATGCTTTATGCCGCGGTACCCTCGGTAACGTCTACCGATGCAATATGGTCGGAAAGTGCCTGTACTGGAAACCTAATGTCGGCACCGACCGACACACTTTCCGGTGGCGCGGGCGATTCGGCTATACTGATTAATCAGTACCGCACGTCGGCATATCAGGGTTTATATCTTGACGTGTGGTTTGCTCCGGTTTCGAGTGCCGGATCGGATAGTGTAAAGTACACCTTGTTTTTGAAACTCTACGCGGCTGATGGTACATTTCTAAAGACGATTGGTATGGCCGATACCGTTTCCGACTCTCTCGGACACGTTTACCGCATTCCATTAGGTCTTTATCCAGCGCCGATATTTTCTCTTTATGTAAAGACCGTTACAGGACATACTCATGCCAAGTACGTCTTAGGTAAAGCATATCTGAATGTATCGGCGAACCGGCTTAAAACATCCGGTTTTGGTAATTAACATTTTTCAGTAGGAGGAGTCTTTATGCCTTTTATCGTAAAAAGAAATGCAGGGAATACTTTTATCTGTTCCGGTATCACGTTTGTTCCCGGTCTCAATGTTTTTTCCGTAAAAGCACAGGAGAAGGTATTTTCAAATCGTTCTTTTCAGGACCAGTGCGGCGCGGAACTTTTTATTAAAGGTAAACCGACCGGACAAAAGATAATGGTCATTATTGAAAAGTCAGACGGTAAAGAAAAGGACATTACCAAATCGTCCGGAAAACGTGAAACCGACGCGGCGATACAAATCTCTAAAATGGAAGCGGATACGGCAATAGCAACTATTGCAGAGGTACTTGACGCATATACACTTAAGGAAGTTATACGCATTGATGCCCGCTCAAATGTTGCGAGTGCGGCAAAAATCCGTTTAAATGAAATCGGTCCGCAAGTAAAGGACGATTGATGAGCGCAAAAGACATTATCCATATCCGCGCCCCTGAGTACGACGCTACGACGGGATTAGACAATTTAATCTCGTTAGCGGAAATGCAAACGGGGAATTTCGGTGACGAAGTTCTCGGCACGGTAACCGTGAATGATACTGCGGTAAGCATCACCGTACGGGATATGGCTATTGCCCTGCGTACGTTACATACCATTGTGAGACAAGAGATACGCGTCGGAATAAAACATGGAGGTACTTTAGGGAATATCGGTGAGGGCGCCTTAAATGTCGCCCTTACTTTTTCCGATCTTGATAAAAAACAATTTCCCGATTTGTGTACGACAATATGGGGAGTTGAATTAATTCAATTGATTCGCGCCAATTTTTCCGGTGGTGTTACGAGAATGTTTCACGCGCTTTGACATCCTCTGCTGGGGCTAAAGCCCCGCAGATTCCTGGAAACTAATCATGCACAAGTGCACAATCAGCGCCAAGTTGGTTCACGCTTCGTCGGAGTGTGCGACGGGGGGCCGAAGCCCTCTGTCGTCTTACCTCTCCTCCACGCGCAGTCACGGAGGGTCCCTCCGCCATGTTGAGATTCTTTGCTGCGTTCTCGTCTCGGTCGTGGTGGACACCGCACTTGGGGCAGTCCCACTCACGAATGTCCAGTGGCAACGACTCGACGACGTGGCCGCAAGCCGAACACAGTTTGCTGGACGGGAAGAAGCGGTCAACCAGCTTCACCGTCTTCCCGTAGCGTTCGCACTTGTAATCCACCATGCCCCGGAACATGCCCATGCCGACATCATTGATTGCCCGCGCAAGGCAGTGGTTGGCCGTCATGCCGCGCACGTTCAAATCCTCAATGCCGATCACGTCAAACCGCCGCACCAGATCGGTAGTGAATTTGTTGAGAGTGTCCCGGCGGCAGTTGCCGATGTGCTCATGCAGGCGAGCAATTTTCACGCGCTGTCTCTGCCATCGCCCACTGCCCTTCTTGCGTCGAGCGAGGACGCGCTGCAACCGAGCCAACTTGGAGAGACTGCCTCCAAGGTAGCGCGGATTGGCAATGCGTTCCCCGTTGGACAGGGTAGCGAGGCGGTTCACCCCCAAGTCAACACCCACCGTCTTCCCGGTCTTCGGCAACTTCTCGAATGCTTCGTCAAGGCAGAGGGTGACATAGTACCTCCCGGACGGTTCCTTGATTATCGTAACCGTCGTGGGGGAACTCTTGAACTCCCTGCTCCAACGAATATCGAGACGGCCGAGGCCGGAAAGAACGAGGTTCTTGTTGAACGAGTCCCACTTGAAGGCGGATCGGGTGTACTCTGCGGATTGTCGATTGTGCTTCTTCTTGAAGGACGGGTAACGACCGCGCTTCGCCCAGAAGTTGAGGAAGGCGGTTTGAAGGTGACGAAGGGCTTGCTGGGTAGGGACGCAAGAGACCTCGGTAAGCCATGTGGTTGCTTCTTGCTGTTTGAGGGTGGTAAGCATGGTAGAGGTGTCGAAGTAGCTGATGCGTTTTTGCTCAGTTCGCCAAGCATCGGAGCGCAAACGGAGCGCCCAATTGTAGACGTAGCGGCAGCAGCCAAAGACGCGAGCGAGCTCACCCGCTTGGGCGTCGGTAGGGTAGAAGCGGAATCGGTATCTTGTCTTCACATTAATAGCATACATTATGTGACCATGATTGTCAATATCTATTTTCGAGAAAGGGGGAGCGGCGGTTCCTCTACAGCGGCTAAAGCCGCGTAGTTTCCCCGCCGTCTAATTTATGAAAAAAACGCCAAAATCCTTATACCCGAAACTCATTGAGGCAAGTTATCGCCAGTACTTGCTCGGATTAGTTAATGAGATAAAACGGACAATCAGAAAAATAGTATTTCCGGTTATTGACCACGTCAATATTCGTCAAGATGCTCCTCCCCGTAACGAAAATTGGGCTGATGAAGTTGATAATACCATGCACTACCTGAAAATTAGTTCTGCCTCTATTGTGAATGAACCGAACCTCCGTGCACATTTAATTAGTATTGGAAAAAAGACCAATGCCTGGAACGACAAGGAGTGGCGTAAGGTAATGCACTCAGTACTTAGTGTTGACGTTTTTAAAAAAGAGGCATGGCTTGGTTCTCACTTAAAAGCATTTGTCAATACAAATACTTCACTCGTTACAAAACTATCAACCGATACGCAACACGAAGTTCGCCGTGTGATTGAAAACGGTATTCGGTCCGGGGATACATCGCGTACTATCAGAGAGGCTTTAATTTCGGAAACCGGATTACGAGGTCTTAACGAAGTACCATGGTTAAATAAAGTTGAAGCGCGTGCTCAATTAATCGCCCGTGACCAAATCGGAAAATTAAATGGTGAACTCACCAATTTACGACAAACAGAACTTGGTATTGAGACCTATTATTGGCGCACCATGGAAGATGAAGTCGTGCGTCCCGAACATGCCGCACTTGACGGCATGCTTTGTCGCTGGGATGATGATTCTGTATACTCCGATGATGATGGGAAAACCTGGCAGGGTCGAACCTCTGAAATGTTTGATGGTAAACCTGGAGAGGATTATCAGTGCCGTTGTTCCGCCGAAGCTAATTTTACCGATGAAGATTTTATCGCACCGGAATTGAGGGAAGCGGCGTGAGTATTACTACCAGAATAATTGACCATGGATATAATGCCATGTTAAAAGCACATAAAAGCGTTTATACAAAAGTAGGTTTCCCGGAAAATGGAACTATAGGAACCGGTGTTGAGACAGTAGTTGGTAAATACGGTTCAAAAAGAAAAATGGTAACTGTTCCGGTAGAAACAATGTCCGAAATAGCAACAATAGCGGCCGTGCATGAGTTTGGTGCTCCAAATAAAAATATACCGGAGCGATCATTTTTGCGAACGACACTTGACGAACACTACGGTGATTTACAGTCATTTAAAGTACGACAATATCAATTGTTTTTACAGGGAAGTTTTGGACTGAAAGAGGCAATCGGTCGAGTCGGAGAATGGTTAGTCGGAAAAGTTCAAGCGCGTATACGAAGCGGGCCCTTTCAGGTACTTTCTCCAGCGACTCTTGCGGCAAAATTTCCGAAAACGAAACCACTTATTGATACTGGACAATTACTCAATAGTTTACAACATGAAGAATACATACAACTCTGATATTATGGTTTGCGGTGGTTTAATAATTGGTACAATCATTATCGTACTCATTATTTTATTTTATACGGCCAATGAAATGAACGAAGATACACAAATAAAACAGGATTACGAAAATGAGCTTGCTCGGTAATATTACTATATCATGTAAACACGTTTCTACCAACTGGGATAATGGTAGAGCAAAAGAAACCGTTACGACGGTATTTACTATTGTAGGGTCATTACAACCACCAAAGCAAGCTGATTTAGTGTATGTTCCCGAAGCACGCTGGATAAATAAAATGTATAAAATAGTCACGTTTGACACCCTTACCTTGGGAGACCAAAATAACGGAGCGGACCAATTGACCATCGACAACGAGCAGTATGAAGTCATGTCGGCAGCCAAATGGAAAAATGGACTTTTGTACCATAATGTCTACATAGTAGGATTAGTCCAAGCGCTATGAGAACGCAAGAAGATATTGAGGGTGTTTTATATAATTGGGCAACGGCGATACTGGGGAATACTCCGGTTTTATGGTATCACCAGAATGTCCAGCGTCCTGCCGTCGATTATGTCACACTGCATGTCCAGTCAGATACCCGGGTCGGGGGACGTGCGTATAAAACTCTCGCGGATACCGATGGAAACATCCAGGTACAAGCTAATCGTGAAATAGTGGTATTTGTAAAAGCCTATGGGGAAACATCGAAAGATTTATGTCATCTTTTAAGAAATTCCCTTGATCTTCCCAGCGTAACCGAGAGTTTAACGGCGCAAGGAATAGCTTTTATTGACACTCTTATGGCCATAAGTGATGCTGCCGAAATAGTACAAAATAAATTTGAGGAACGCGAGCAAATGGATTTATTATTTCGATATGCGGAACAAGATACCGATACCACCGGGTATATTGATAAAGTGGAAGTGCTGGGAAATGATTTGATAACTATTACCATTCAATAAAGGAGTTTAATTATGAGTGATGCCTTGTTTGATATTGTCGATGTAAATATTAATGAAAATGCGTCAACGACCGTTTCCGCACAAGGGTTTTCTTTGGCAATGATTTTGACTCCTGAAGCAACATTCGTTTCTCGAACAAAACTTTATGGAAAGGGTGATGCCTACGATCTTGAACTTATCGGCGGAAAGAATTCAGTCGCCTATAAAATGGCGCAGGAGTTCTTCGCACAAAATCCAAGTCCAGTGCAAATTATGCTCGGTCGTCAAGCTGATCCCGTTATCGCGGCCACATTTAGCGCTGGAGATTATACCAGTGGAACTATCGGGTATACTCTCAATGCCGTCGCCGGAACTCCTGTGGCATACAATGCCTCTAAAGCGGGGACGCTTGCCGATCTCGCTACTGCGATACAAGCGGCAATTCGTTTACTCAATACCGCTGATACCACTTCATCGGCAGTATATAGTAATTCCGTTCTTACAATTACAATGAAAGCAGGTGTTGCTCCTATTCAAATTACGCTTGACTTAACTAATTGTGTCGGTGGTATGGTTTTGACCAGTCTTATTGCAACGTCACAGGAAAGTACAGAGGATGTTGGAGACGCGCTGACCGCGTGTCGCCTCGAATCCACTGCGTGGTTCGGTTTACTTATTACGGATAGGACACTCGAAGATGTAGAGGATGCCGTTATTTTTGCAGAGAATAATGGCTGTTATTTTCTTACATCTTCAGCGGACCATACCAATATAACCGATCTCGCTAAAGGGACCGATGTTACATCTATCGCATGGTTCATTCAAAGCGGAAGTTATTCCCGGAGTCGCTGCGTTTATAATTCAACAGAAAATCATATTGATGCCGGACTCATGGGTGCGATTCTTTGGCGCAATCCTGGAACCTATACTTGTCAATTTAAAACAATAGTTGGTGCAGTGGCGGACATACTTACGACTGCCCAGCATACCAATGCTCATGCAAAAAATTGTTTGACATACGAAACGGTACATGGTATTGATATGATATGGCAACAAGAAGATAGTGCCAAGGGATACATTGACTATCAAATTTTTAAAAGCTGGTTGATGTATCGTGAAGGCGAGTCGGTTCTTTCCGCAATTTCAGGAAGTGGCAAGACGCCATATACGAGTGCGGGTATTATGGCGGTCGCCAATGCGGTCGAAAAGCCACTTATCGTTGCGTCAAGTAACGACCCTACTTCCCCAGCGATAGGCGCAAAAGAATTTGACGCAACGACCGGTTTACAAAACGGGGGATATTATTTGATAATTCCAACACTCGCGGCGTCAAGACTTGCCCGTACATCTTCGCGCCAATTACCGAATATGCAATTTGTGGCTTTCTATTCCGGCGCAATTGAAACAGTCCAGATTAATGGTAACATAAATTTTTAAAGGAGTGAACCATGAGTAATATCCAAACGCTGATTCCAAAGTTGGGAATACTAACCTTCGATGGTGTTCCCATAAATGGATTTTCAGCGGATTCGACGGTTGAAGCTGAGCGCGCAAGTGATGCTTTTGAAAAACACGTTGGTACACAGGGCGAAGTGTCCCGTATTAAAAATGCCGATATGTCCGGACACGTTACAATCTCTCTTGCACAAACAAGTCCATCAAATGATTATCTATCGGCTAAGGCGCGGATGGACGAACTCACTGCAAACGGTATTGGCCTGTTGACGTTCGTCGACTTGAGTGGTACTATCGGACAACCGACGAGATTTTCCGGTATGGCGTGGGTTAAAAAATTGCCAGCACTGGAAGAAGGAAAAACGATTAAAGACCGCAAGTGGGTTTTTGACGTTGCATATTTTGATGTATGGCTTGCCGGAAATATGCCGTCACTTTAATACACATACAGTATAGGAGGAGCTACTGGTATGGAGGTCAAAACAAAAACAATCAACGGGAAGGAAATCATGGTGACCCCGTTCACCGGATTTATTTCCCAGCGTTATCTGACAAAGGTAGTGAAGTTATTTGGCCCTGGAATTGCCGGAGTACTTTCTGGTAATTCTATGGATATTCTTAATTCCGATCTCTCTGTTTTTGGTGATGCTATTGGTCGTCTAACCGACAGACTCGACCCCGATGAACTTTCTAAATTTATTCTTGATCTTCTCTCAATGGTTCGTATTAACAAAGTGGAAATTACGCAGGAGAGTTTTGATCTTGAATTCCAGGGTAATTTATCCTTCATGTATAAAATACTCTGGTTTGTCATGGAGGTGAACTGGGGCGATTTTTTCGGAAAGAGTGGTTTCGGCGAAATGATATCAAAACTGAAACCACAGTCGACAAAATCTATGAAAGGCTCGACAAGGAACTAATGGATGAAATGTCATGCTGGAGATTAGTACTGGCAGGTTTTGCGACAAAAGAGGAAATTGAAAGGTCGTATAGTTTGGTCGATGTAATGAAAGCCAATGCAATTTTGGATTTGAAAAACGAATTAGAATCAAATATAAGCGTCGTTTAACCGCTTAAGAAGGTCGTACTAACATGATTGTAAGGGAACTCATCAATTTAATCGGATTCGAGGTGGACGAGGGTGCTATTGCGTCCACAGAATCAAAGGTTAAACAGTCCTTTGAGAGCATCACAAATCTTACTCGTCAAGCGATGACTGTTATCGGTTCTGGTATGATGGTGCATTTTGCTAAAGGGCTTTCCGATAAATTTACCGAAGTACGAGTCACTCTTGCCGATATTAGAAGCAATCTCGCGAACACTGGAAACGCTGCTGGGAAAACCGCAGAACAACTCAACGCAATGGCCGGTAAACTTTCTGAAGGAGTTAATTATTCACGTGACGATATTTTGAAGGCCGAGGCACAATTTACAAAGTTTGGTACAATCACAAAAACACATTTTGAAATGGCAACAAAGGCCGCTATTGAGTTTGCGGCGATGTCAAAAACCAGTGTTGAGTCAGCGTCACACCGAATTAGTTTATTAATGGAGCATCCCGAACGACTTCGTACACTGGAAAGGGAGGGTGTTCATTTTTCGTACTTGGAAACGCAGCGTATTCGGCAGATGTACCAAGTCGGAAATTTACAGGGTTCCCAGGATAAACTTTTACAGGCAATAATTCAACATACCAAAAATTACGCCGAGAACGAATACAAGGCGGGTGATGCCTCAAAGGAATTTGCGAAGCAAGTCATGGAATTAAAAATACAATTTGGAGAAGCATTATTTCCAATTGTTAAAAAGGTGAATGAAATGCTAACCGTTTTGATTAAAGTATTAAAGGACATTTCACCAATTTGGAAAAGCCATATTGTTCAAGTGGTTGGGTTCATCACCGTTTTAACTACGCTTTCCTCTTTACTTCCGATAGTAGCGCGGGCAATCACGATGATAGGTCTTTCCCTTAAAAGTTTGAATTTACCGTTATTACTCCTCAGTATCGCTTTTGTCCTTCTCGCTAAAGATTTTGATAAATGGAAAAATCATCAAGAATCCGGTCTGGGAAAGCTGCTCGGAAAATACGAAGTCTTTGTTGATCGTTTACGGTCACAACTTAAAGGGTTATCGATGATATGGGAAGGTCTGACCTCCGGTAATATGG